ACCTGCTTGACCTTGGCCTCATCACGCACGAGCTGCGTGGCAAGAACCGTCGCACCAAGTACTTGATACCTACGGTCCAAGGCTTGCTGTACACAGAGCTGATGAGCCAAGCAATTGAGAGGTCAGTATGAGCGAATCAACCAAAAGTCTTTTGACTTTACTTGCTTTGATATTTGGATCTATCGCTGTGTTTGTTGTCGCATTCTTTTGGTGGTGCGACAGATACATCGACAAGATGTTTGACCATGACGACAAAATTGATTTTTAACCTAGGAGAAAAACCATGAGACTTACCAACACAATCCGCGATGCATTCGTTCGTGCTGCAATGGCAGACGTTCCAAAGAAGAATTTTGAAAAAGACATTCACGACTTGATCAAGGAGGATGCAAAAAAACTTTTGCCGCCAAAGATACTTGAGCTTGTCGAGGACCAAAAGATGCGTGAATTTATTAAAGGTCATTCACACTACATTCGCGGCTACACCATAAGCAACGTTTGGGTTTATGGATCAACATACGAACGCAGCCCAAAGGTAAACACAAAGGTTGAGGCATTGCTTTGTGAAGCTGAAGGGCAGGTTGAGAGCATGAATAAACTTGCGCACAATCTTCGTGCAGCGGCATATTCAGTGACAACCCGCAAGGCTCTTGTTGATATGCTTCCAGAGTTTGAAAAGTATTTGCCAGAGACAGAGGCAAAAGCAAATCGCTCACTGCCCGTCGTTGCCAACATTGTGGCCGACTTCACAAAAGCTGGCTGGCCAGCGAAAGGTAAAAAATGAAATTCATCAGCAAAGTAATCGAGTTCATCAAGGCATCGTTCCGTTTGCCTAGTGCAGAGATGATGGCGCTCACAGAGTTGGAGCAGGCCAAGCGTGAGTTGCTTCAAATGCAGACCGCCAAGGACTACTCATCTCGCATGGTCGAGTACAACCAAGACCGCATTCGCCGACTGACTACGCACATCGCCAAGTCAACGCAAGTGCCAACACTGACGGACGTTGTATGACAGCGACGTGGGCACTTGTATTCATGCTGTGCTCGCGTAGCTGCGAGCCACAGTACGCCATCCCCTACAACTCGCGAGGCGAGTGTGTGCGGGCTATTCCAAAAGAGATGCACATGAGAAACGAGCGAGCTGTGTGCGTACCAATTTCAAAGGACTAAAAAATGAAGATACCTCACAAGCATGCAGAAGTCATTAAGGCGTGGGCCGATGGTGCAGAGATTCAGTGGTATGACGATTCGCCACGTGAGCACCGATGGAAAGACTGCCCTATATCTTTTATCTGGGACGTGCGATTCCAGTTTCGTGTGAAGCCAGAGCCGAAGCCAGACCACGTTTACTATGGCGTATTTGAAATGGATGGATCAATGTCTCTTGAGTCTTGCTTCACAAAAATCCATGACGGTGGCGATGAAATCAAACTTACCTTCGACGGCGAGACTGGAAAACTCAAGGCTGCCGAGGTGTTGTGAATAAAAAACAACACATGCAAAAATAATTCTTGTATGACTTCACAACTGTGATACACTGAGTTTAACGAAGCAGAAAAAGCTTCCCGCCCCCAGCGGTTCTGGGGCACTCCAGAAGGACACACAAAATGCAAATCCTAGTAGAAGTCAAAAACGTTTACGGCGTTCAAACCGTATACCCAATCTGCGAGCAAGCAAAATTCTTCGCTGCATTGGCAGGCACCAAGACCCTGACATCTCAGGCTCTCAAGCTCATCAAGCAAGCTGGCTACCAAGTCTGCGTTGCAACCCCCGAACTCGCAATCTAATCAGGAGCACACCATGTTCAACTTAAACGACATCGACAACATTGAATCCAACGACTGCGGCGCTGACGAATACTACGCCTCGATCCAGAACGCAATCAACAGCGGCATGTGGGGCCTGCAAGGTAGCTACGGTCGCACCATGATGGAAGCCATCAACTCTGGTTGCTGCTTGCTTGGCAAGTCTCGCGCTCGTGACTACTACGGCAACGTGATTCCCAGCCGCGACGACGTCAAGGCAGGGACCAAGGGCAGCTACGACTTCGTTGCCGACGCCATGGGTGTTGAGTACGCCGACGCAATGGCGGCACTTTAATCAGGAGAACGCAATGACTTCGCAACAAGTACCAGACTACAAGATGGTCCCATCGCAAACAGCAGGCTGCCAAGGCTGCGACTTCCGATACATGCGCGAAGTCAAGTGTTCAAAGATTGACTGTCGCCCACGCAATGGCATACCAGTAGTTGCAAAGATAATCAAACAACGTTCACAACTGTGATACAATAACTTCACTGGCCCAGCAGATTCTGGGACGCATCAGGAGATCATCATGTCAGCATTCATCGTTTCAAATACTCAGATCAACGCCCTCGTCCGTGCCGCCAGCCGCATGGGCCTGTCTTACCAGTACGCCGGCATGACCCGCCGCGTTGCAGGCATGGAGCAGGAGATGGCCGAGATGCTTCTCTGTGCAAACTACGACAGCGTCAATGCTCGCTACAAAGAAGACAACCTTCCACGGCCAATCATCTACGCGATTGACGCGCCGTTGCTGCCAGTAATTGCCACCATCAAACTCGCCAACAGCTTGGCCTACCAAAGCTGCGAGTTCGACGAGTACGACGCCAGCGAATCCAAAGCTTTCACAGATGCGTTGGTTAGTTGGGCAGTCAACAAGTTGGATGGCTACGACGCAGCGCCATGGACCATTGAAGACGACGAGCCTGCTGGTCCAGTTGGCATGGTCGAAATGATGAACGCTCTTAAAAAGTCTGGTCGACTCGAGATCATTAACGTTAAATAAAAGGAGTCAGTGATGAAAGTAAAAGTAATCGTCGGCGCACAAGCAGCCTACGCTTGTATCGAGACAAGCACCACATCGATGGATGTGCGTTTGTCAAGTGGTAAGTCAGCGATCCAATCGCTGCGTGAGTTTGCTGCTGAGCAGCAAGAGAAGGCTGCGGCGTGCACACGACGCGCAGCATTAGCCCGCGAAGCGGCGTTCATCTTGGAGGCGAGCGACGCCGAGTTCAAGTTTGAGAAGGGGGTGGCAGCATGAGCCTGTACACCGACCTTGTTGATGCTGGGATCGAGACCAGTAATCGCTACTCGGATCTCTACTTCCCAGTGAGCCAAGAGTCTGCGGAGATCTTGGCCAAGCATCCGAAGCAAAAGAGCATCGCTCTTCGCTTCAAGTCAAACACGGACGGCAAGCAAACCTATGAGGTTCCGTTTGCATTCGACCCGTATTGGGAAAAGAAATTAGAAAAAGATTCACCAGACGTTTCACATCTGTGATATACTTTTAATCAGACGGCAAGTTTTTTAACCACTCCAGAAGGACACAATATGAAAACCATTCAAGACCTCGTTGCTGCACGCATTGCAGCCAAGCGTGAAGAAGACGCAGCCGTGGCTAAGCGCCGCGAGCTTGACGAGCAAATCTCCCTCCAACTCTCGACAGGTAAGGCCGAAGGCACTGAGTCGTTGAAGCTCCCTGAGCTTGGCGCAAAGGTGACTGTGACTTACAAGGTCACACGCAAGGTCGACACAGAAGCCTTGCAAACTGGTTGGGAAAACCTGTCTGCTGAACAGCAGGCAGCATTCAAGTGGAGCGCCGACGTCAGCGTCAGCGCGCTGCGTAAGTTCGAAGGCAATTACTTGGTCACCGTCTCAAAGTTCTTTGAGTCGAAGCCAGCTGCGCCATCCATCAAAGTCGAAATGATCTAAGGAAAAACAATGGCAATCGTTCTCTCTTCCACCAAGCAAGCTGCCGAAATCAGCGGCTTGAAGTTCTTGGTTCACGGTCCAGCTGGCGCAGGTAAGACTACGCTGTGCGGCACGACTGGCGAATCAACAATCATCATCAGCGCTGAGTCTGGCTTGTTGTCACTGCGTCACTTGGACATTCCAGTGATCGAGGTCAAGACGCTTGACCAACTGTACGAAGCCTATGACTTTGTGGCCAACACGCCAGAGGGTCAAGCATTCAAATGGATCTGCTTGGACTCGATCAGCGAGATCGCTGAGGTGGTGCTCAACCACGAGAAGAAGGCAGCCAAAGATCCACGCCAAGCATACGGTGCATTGGCCGAGAAGATGACGGACCTGATCCGCGCTTTCCGCGACATGCCTGCACGCAATGTGATGTTCTCTTGCAAGCAAGAGCGCGCCAAGGACGAGCAGACTGGGGCGATGTTGTACTACCCCGCGATGCCCGGCAACATGTTGAAGCAAGGCGTTGGCTACTTCTTTGATTTCGTCTTCGCCCTTCGCGTCGAGAAAGACGGCGACGGCAACCCCACACGTTGGCTGCAAACCAGCCGGGACTATAACTACGATGCTAAAGATCGCTCAGGCAGTCTTGAGATGTTCGAGTCCCCCGACCTATCGGCAATCGCCGCGAAAGTCAAATCAACCTCAGCCAACTAATCCCTAGAAAGGACACCCAAATGGCACGCTTTAATTTCAATACAGGCAGCGTTGAGAAACGCGAAAACAACTACGAACTCCTGCCCGCAGGATGGTACATCGCTCAGGTCTCTGAGTCCGACATCGTGGCCCTCAACTCTGGTAACGGCCAAGCATT